AAAGGCAGGGCTAAATACAACAAGGCAACGGGGTCTAACCTAAAGGCCCCTCAGCCCGAGGGTGGTCCTCGTAAGAAGTCTTTCTGTGCTCGCATGGGCGGTAACCCTGGCCCAATGAAAACCCCAAGTGGTAAGCCTACTCGGAAGGCACTTGCCCTTAAACGTTGGAAGTGTAGTTAATTATGCCAAACAAAAAACCTGCTAACAAAATCAGCAAAGGTCGCACACCTAAGCCTGCTGTTAATAACATTAAAGATGTAGATAAGTCTCGTGTTATAGGTAAACTTAAAAACATGCAAAAAAGGATTGCTGTTGTCCGAAATAGACTTCCAGTAGGTCCTAATGCTAACAACGCTGTTGCTAGTCGTGGACGAATGGGTGGTCCTGTTGCTGGTGCCTTCCTGGCTGCTGCTACCCCTTCTGTTCGTAAATTGGGAACAGCAATGGGTACAAAACTAATAAGATCAGAGGCTTACTCTGCTCTAAATGCAATCATGCTTTAGGTTTATTTAATGACAACCAAAACAACATGCGCAAAGCAATCGAATACCTTGACCGAGCAGAAGCTGAAGGACGACTTTAGCTTATTCCTGCGTCTACTATGGAAAGGTCTTCAACTGCCTCCACCTACGCGCTCTCAATTAGCAATGGCACAGTACCTCCAATTTGGAGGCAACCGAATTCAACTTCAAATGTTCCGTGGATGCGGCAAAAGTTGGGTTACAGCTGGATTTGTATTGTGGAATCTTTTTGGTGACCGAGATAAAAAAATCATGGTGGTGTCAGCTTCAAAGGCAAGAGCAGATGATTTTAGTTTGTTTTGCCAACGAGTCATTATTGACATGCCTTGGCTTAATCATCTTGCTCCAACAGACGATTCCCAACGGTGGAGTCGCATCAGCTTTGACGTAGCTGGAGCACGACCTGCTCAAAGTCCTTCGGTAAAAAGCGTTGGTCTGACCGGACAGTTAACGGGTTCTCGTGCTGACATTATAGTAGCCGACGATATTGAAACGCCCTCTAATTCAGCTACTGACTTACAACGAGAAAAACTTCTTCAATTAATTACTGAGTTTGAATCCGTATTAACGCCTAAACCAGATAGTCGTATTGTTTTCCTTGGAACGCCTCAATCAACGTTTTCTGTATATCGACAGTTACGAGAACGTGGTTATGTTCCGATGGTATGGCCGTCAAGATTTCCACGTTCACTTGTTGGATATGAAGATGTCTTAGCAAAAGAACTTCAACAAGACATTGAAAAAGAAGGACTAGAAAAGCTTGCTTGGAGACCTACTGACACACGATTCTCGGAGATGACTCTGCTGGAGCGTGAGCAATCAATGTCTCGTAGCAACTTTATGTTGCAGTTTCAAATTGATACCTCCCTCTCTGACGCCCTCAAGTTTCCCCTTAAGATTTCTGACTTCCATGTGTTGCCGCTTGATCTCCAGCGTGGTCCGTCCGACTTGGTATGGTCTGCTAGTAAAGAGACTTTGTTGGATATGCCTGCTGTCGCTCTCCCTGGCGATAGATGGCACCGGCCTCAGGCTGTTTCGGAATTTGTCCCCTACGGGCAAACTATTGTGGCCGTCGATCCGTCGGGTAGAGGAAAGGATGAAACCGTAGCTGTGGTCTTATCACAGATCAATGGCTTTATCTTTATTCGAGATATCTTTGCTACCCAAGACGGTTACTCAGACAAGACCCTTTGTGGGATTCTACGTCTCGCGGGAAGGTACGGAGCAACCATGTGTCTCATTGAGTCTAACTTTGGTGATGGTGCGGTGATGGAACTTATGAAGAAACACGCCCAAGAGATGAAGGTTGGTATGACCTTTGAGGAGGTACGCGCTACCACCCGTAAGGAAGACCGCATCATCGACACCCTGGAGCCAGTGTTGAATCAGCATAGACTCATCATTGACCAACGCCTTATTGATTGGGACTACCGCTCTAACCCCGAGATGGCCCCCGAAGAGCGCCTTCCCCGTATGCTCATGTACCAGCTTACCCGCATGTGTCGTGAGAAAGGGGCGGTAAAACACGATGACCGGGTAGACGCCCTAGCTCTCGGTGTCAAATACTTTCAGGATGTGTTGGCCATCTCCGCAAAGGAACAAGATATCCAACGGTCCCGTGAGCAGTGGTCTAACATGGTTGATGGGTTCCTTTTGGCTCCGACTTTGGCGACCGATTTGCTCGTGGCGGGAAGCACCTTTGATGAGCCCATAACCGCCGAAGAAGGTGGCATTTTTACTTGGATCTAAATCAGGCTAACTGTTCAGTCATACCAACCACTTTGAACCAAAAAGGGTAGAAGTCCCCCACTAGCACCAGAAAGGGGGAGGCCCCCTTCCGGTAATCCCGTCAACCTTTCACCCAGAAGGAACGGGTATGGAAAAGACGGAAGGGGGGAAACCCCCTCTTTTTTAACGACAAATAGAAAGGGTTTCTCTGAAGAAGGCCGAAGGCCGCCCTGAAGACCGCTGAACGAAGTGAAGAGGAACCGTTACCCGTAATGAAGAAAATAAAAATCAAAGAAACGACAAATTTTATTGTTTCTATTACCGTATATAATGCGGAGCGGAGCGTAGCTTATATTGTTAATAATCTTCATTAATGATAATAATAACAGTAATTAATCTTTATTAATAACTATTATTGTTTATTGTTCTTAAAGGTAGAATGTATCCAATAGGTTAGATCAGAGTACTGACCGACCTATCCGATACAGCTGTTATAGAAACAAACTCAACCTTCCTTTTCTTTCTTATGCCTCCCTTTGAATCACCGTTCGCTAACGTAACCAAGCTTGTTTGGATTACACCTGATGCTGAACAAACCATTGAACATTGTGCCAGAGTAAGTAACCCAAAGGCACAAGACAAGGTAGACACAACCGGAAAGTTGCTTCGCTATCTTGTTAAACATAAACATTGGAGTCCGTTTGAAATGGCGAGTGCCTGCGTAGAGATAACCACAACAAGGGACATCTCAGCACAGATACTCCGACATAGAAGCTTCTCCTTTCAAGAGTTTAGTCAGCGGTATGCTTCGACTGTTGATGGGTTGGGTGGTTTGGAGATACCGCATCTCCGCCGTCAAGACCACAACAACCGTCAATCAAGTCACGATGATCTTACGACAGCGGATACTCAAGCGTTCTATCGCCGCATCTCTTCTGTCTTTGAAGACCTAGAACACCTCTACCAAGAAATGCTATCAGCAGGTATCGCTAAGGAATCAGCAAGAAAGATACTTCCGATGAATAGCCCTACCCGTCTTTATATGTCGGGAACCATTAGGTCGTGGATTCATTATCTCTCCGTTCGTAGAGGACCAGAGACTCAAGTGGAACATCGGAGAATTGCTGAACAGGTCTACCAACTCCTTAACAAAGAAATGCCAAACCTATGGGAGGTACTGTGACGGAACCTAAACTACTCCTGAATGAATTCAAAACCCTCTATCGGGTACTAAAGAATGGTCTACCACCGTGGGCCTCCTTTCTGTTGCTTGGGTTCCTGGTGTGGGTAGAAGAGAGGTTTATTAATATTCGTGTTGAAACAACCGTGAGTGAAGCGATTAAGGAGTATGAAACGCTTCACTCGCCCCCAGAGGTGGTCTTGCCTCCTCCGGTGTATTCGGAAACAGGAACGGACTTCTTTAATGAGATGAGGTTGACTGCCCCCTGGGTGGACCGGGAACCACCCTCTGACTCCCCGTAGGTGTCCATACACCTCCGACTCTTCAGAGGGGCCTTAACGGGGCTTCTGGTGGGGTCTGATGAAAAATGAAATAAATTTACAAGGTCCTTACGCCTCTACGCGGCGGCCAGCTGACCCCCCATGGCCCCCCCCTCGCGCGCGTTTTCTTCGTGCCCGCCCGCCCGCGTGTCCAATCCGTGTCCAGCAGGCCCTGTCCAGCCTAACAACCCAGGCCACCACTGGGTTGCGTCACTGCTGAATAGACAGGTACGCAAGGTTGGACAGGCTCAAGTGTGACGATATGTGACAGGTTGGGCAGGTATGGGCAGGGTGTGTGTTAT